TCAGCTTTCTTAAGATCAATCTCTTCTTGCTTCAACTTGAGCTCGGCATTCTTAGCTTCGGCATTCGCCACTTGTGCAGCAGCCTTAACTTCTGTATCCTTCATCTCAGCTTGAGCAAGCATAAGAGCTGCCTGATCTCTTGGGGATGCTTGAGCTTGTTCCATAGCCTGTTGCTGTTGCTTCATCTTCATCTGAGCTACTTGTTGTGCAGCTTGAGCCATTGCAGCTTCGTCTGCTACAGGAGCCTGACCTTCAGGACCTGCAGGAGCAGCGCCTTGAGGAGGTTGGCCTTGAGCTGGAGCTTGAGATTGTGAAGCAGCAGCTTGGATCTGTTCAACGAAGTCAAGAATGGTATGCTCTTGGATGTTCGCCTGAAGCTGGCCCATAAGCTTACCCATAGTCGGATTAGATGCCAAAGCAGGGTCTTGTAAGAACGCTTGCTTAATAGCAATGTGTGATTTGTGATCCTGGCCTGGAAATGCTTTAATGGGCTTACCAGCACCAGCAGCTTGAATATCTGTGATAGCGTCTTGCTGTTGTGCTTCTTCTGGAGGAGGAAGGATCTTATCGATGTTAGCATAGTCCATATTCGTATAAACGTGCTTCATAACTTCACGCATATCGTGGATCTCAGGTGACTGTTGAGCCATCGTAAGCATTGCTTGTGCTTTTGCCATACGGTGAGCTGAGGAAGAGATGTTAGGATCAGATACAGGCGTAACAGCTACACCTGGGCCGTAATCTTCACGTGAGATCTTCATGGTCTCATTTTCAAGATTGTATTCGAGATCGTCTTCTAATGTTTCGGAGTTGATGTCAGCAATGATCTTGAGTTCGTTCTTTAACGCTGCGTGTAGGCGTTTATGGATGGCAGAAAAGAACTTAGTAGAGGCCTCCAGCAGAGCCATAGTAGTCCCAACAGGACCATAATTAGAGCTATCTGCAATAACCTGTTCAGTAGAGTCAGCAAATTGTTGTCCCTTCCTATCCAAGAATTCGAGCATCTGATAAAGAACCGAAGAAGGTTCCTTGAATGGCATGACCATTAATGCTTTATTAATATCCTGTACTGCGCATTCCAGCTCTTTAAACTGACCAGGACGGATAGGTGAACCATCGTCAAGGATTCTAACACCTTTAAGTTTAAAACCACCTTGCAGGTTTGCGAACTGACCGGCATCAACTAGTGACCTAAGCGAAGAAGTAAGAGAAAGCTGGAGATTGCCAAGTAGGTGCAGGTATCCGTAGCCATAAAAGTTGAAAGACGGTACAAAGCAGTAGTGTGAGAATTGGACTTTCTTTTTACGTTTTTCGTCCCCTTCTTTCCAATTGCGGCGAAGCCCAATAAGTCGCTTTGATCCAGCATCCACTGTGAGGATGTACGGAGAGGCGAGTTTGTATTTTTTACCATCAGCTTTTACCTCTTCATCAAGACCTTCGATATGGAGCATTACATGATGCTCGTACAGCGTATAAACTTTGTCTCTGTCACCAAGTGAGATGGTCATCCCGATGAGTTCATGAGCCTTCTTGGCAATGTCACTCATCTTACGTTCTTGTGGAGCACCAAGACCTTCTGTGGGCTTCGTATACAGTCCTGCTGCACAATCTGCGTCGAGTTCGTACTCAGTCTTGTAGAGGATATGGGTATAGCGATCGGCCCTGTATAGATCGGAGGCAGAGTTAGGGACCAGGAATTGATCAGCAGGTACGAACTCCGAGCATGGACGTTCGAGATGTGCGTTGTAGTAAGTCTTCTTGAAGCCTGAGCCCATCAATGGAACATAGAGGAGCATACGTTCGCTATCAACATAGAACTCAGTCATCTCTTCGGTGATCTGGTAGTTCATGTGGGCTTTAACGCGATTAGCCTGTGCTTCTTTCTCGGTAGTGACATCACCCATGATCTTGCACTTAACAGGACCATTGGCTGGGAGAAGTTCGTTTGAAGCTTTGGATTGGAACTTAACAGCAGACTCCATGAGGAGTGGGTGTTGGGCAGAGCATGCACCTTCAAAGGGCTCGTTCTTCTCTTCGATCTTTGTACCAATAAGATCAAGACCGAACTTCATGGTCTTCATCCAGTCAGAGCGAGCGTGTTCATCAGCCTGTACGTTGCTTGTGACAAGGACCTCAAGCTTCATCTTCTGATCTTCGTCGAGCTCATCTACAAGATTAACGTAATGTCCCTGGGTCTGGTCATAAGAGCCCAGGCCCTGATCATCTGCCTCAGCAGAGAAGGTCACTGTAGCTGTGCCATCAGGGTTCTTTTCCACAATCTCATTGGGTTGCGGAGCTATGGACTCTTCTAATTCTGGAAGAGCCTTAACTTTACGGGATTTGGACGTTTGTCCAATATTTCTGATTATAGCCATCTGTCTAGTATACCATAGTTAAGAGGTTAATGTCAAAGACTATTTGAACTCAATGTGCGGAAGTCATAGAGGACCAGTAGGTTTTAGCGCGTTGTGTGTAGGTATCTTCATCCCATTTGTTAGAAAACCCATCATTATCGATCTTATGGGCATCACGCATCCAGATTACAGCTTGTGAGAGGGTATCGGTATAGTCATCTATTTGATTCTTAAGTCTCGGTTGGAAAGATGTGACCTCAGCAATAACGTCTTCTGCCCATATCTTACCTGCGGGGACCCATATTCGCTTCGCTTGAAAATAGGGAGTAGTAGCTTGAAGTCGTGATGTTTTATCCCCCTTAGGCTTATGGGGTAACACGGGTAGAGATCTTCTTTGCATCTCTGGAATAAGGAGCAGACCTGCAGATGTTTCTTCAACAATAAAGTATTCCGGCGCATATTTCTTATCTAACTCCTGGGTTTTATTACATAATTCAGTGAAGTCCCAACGACCCCTACCAGCTGCTAGAAGGATCATTGAGTCTTGTGCTAGTTGAGTATTATCGAATGATTCCACTATGTTAGTGAATATTCCCCATACGGTATAGGCTGAGAAGTTGGCTGCATCCTTCTGGGATAGGGCTGTATCTATGGATACGATTAGGTATCGACACTTAGGTGGGGCTTCATGCTCCCAGATCTGGAAGTTCTCACGCTTTACAATACCACCACTCTCCAACATAGGCTCCTGGAGGTATAGGGCAGCCCACTCATGTGGAGGCATAGTCTCACGCTTCTCCAGGAGAAGGCCTGTGGGCCAGAATTCAGGCCAGAAGGAGGTACCTACCGCAAACCTTGTATCAGTGTCAGGAAGGCCCTCCCTGAGCATTGTAGAGGCCTGCAAATCGAGGATAGCAGGTATCTTGATCTCTTTCCATGGTCTAGAGCTCTTAGCATCTACCTTAAGCATGAAACCTGAGAGATCCTCTACGAACCAACGAGTGTTGATGATGATCTCAGCTCCTCTAGGGAGTAGCCTCGTTCTGAGGCCTTTCCTGTACCATTTGTTAATATCTTGTCTGCCTGTGTCGGTAGTCTGCTCGGTTAGGGCATCATCTACAATGGCTATGTGGCAACGTCGACCAGCAATGTCCTGACCAGCTCCACGTGCTACGAACCTGCCCTTCTTGGTGGTATCCCACCTACCAGCAGCATTAACGTCCTTCTTAAGGGTCGTATAGGGGAAGATGGCTTTGTACTGGGGCATATCGATAATCTCTTTGGTAGGTTTACCGAAGTTATCTACTGCGAAGTCGTAGTTGGCTCCAATGGCTAGGAAGCACCAGTTTGGATTACGACCCAAGCACCATGCTGGGAATAGGTTAGAGGCTAGTCTGCTCTTCATGGAACCAGGTGGGAGCATAAGCTGAAGTCGCTCTGGGGTCTTGTTAACATCTTCGACCGAGAGACAGACCTCTTGTAGTTGATTACAGATGATCTCGATATGTCGACCATTGATGAAGTCCTCTGGGAGGATAAGGGGTGCCATAAGTTGAACAAAAGTATAAAAACTGTCGCGTGAAGCCTCTATAACCCGAATCAGTAGGTGATTCTCTAGGTCTTTGAGTTCTTTGGCAGTGGGTGTATCTACTTGATTTGTCATGTGTAAAAAAATAGTTCTTTGTATGTTACCCCTGTTTTGGTATATAATGGGGGAAGGGGGCAGTTATATGCTTATTGTGGTTTCATCTACAAGAATGAGTTTAGGACTGTAGTCTAGGATATCTAGCCAATAAATGTAAGTCCTTGATATCATTGATACAGCTACTCCTCATATTTAGCTACTTGTTAACGTCTCTAAGCATCTGTTCTAGCTTCTTCATCCTATCCAAACTCTCATTAGTCTCTTCTTCATCTTGGTTAAAGGCTTGAGCTGTATCTTGTTTAGCAGCTTCACCATGCTTAATACTAGATGCACCAGCTCCAAATAGTCCAATGAGCTTACCCATCAGCT